CATGGCAGCTTTGCGCCCAGCATGGGCTTGCAGATTAATCGGATCGGCTAACTAAGGGGGTGGAAAATGGTAGCTATACCTAGCACTTTGGAAGTTGTAACTTATGGCGGCTCTGACGGGTCAATTCAAAAAGGCGCTCATCAGCAAATCATTGATGGCGTTGGCGCAACCAGAACATTATTAGCAAAAGAATCTGGTGCTCTTGTTTTGAGAGACAGAACAACGGGAAATGTAATAACCCTACCTGCTCCTGTTGCTGGAATGCAATTCGAGTTTGCAACAACCGTTTCAGTTGTCGCGTCTGACACATATAAGATTGTCACAAATTCAGCATCAGTTTTCTTGCTGGGTGCAATTTTTGGTTACACGACAGATGCCACTGAAATTGATGGATTTACGGCCGATGGTTCGACCATCGTCGCTGTGACATGCAACGGAAGCACGACCGGCGGAGTTATTGGAGATTACTTAAGATTCAAGGCCATAAGCTCTACCCAATGGCTTGTATCCGGGCATATCTTCTGTGGCACTGCTACTCCTGCTACGCCTTTCGCTACATCGTAATAAATCAAATTCCCCGCTTCGGCGGGGATCAACCACATGATAAGAATATTCCATCCTAAACACGGTTATTTGCTGGTTACTGACGAAGCAGAGAAGAATAGCTTGTTAGAAACTGGCGGATACATTTCAGAGAATTTAGAGCATGAAAAGCAAACAGAAAAACAACCCATACAATCGCGGCAAGACGAAGAAGTAATTGAACCTGTAACTAGACGCGGAAGAAGGCCAAGAAATGGCAATATCAACGTACGCTGAATTGCAAACGGCCGTAGCAAGCTGGTTGCATCGTGATGTAAGTCAGATCACGGACTTCATAACGCTTGCAGAAAAGCGCATTAATTCGCTACTTGACTCTCGCATCGCTGAAGTTGATCAAACTTTAACTGCAACCATTTCAAGCCGGTATATAGCACTACCGTCTGGCTATATGCGGTCGCTTGGTTTGTGGCTTACAACTTACGACCCGCGCAAAGAGGTACGTTACGAGATACCGGAAAATATGCGGGTAAGCGCGGCTACCGGTCAGCCTTTCTATTACACCATAGACGGCTCTAATATCGCGTTTGATTGCCCGGCTGATCAAGCATACACCTACACGCTGCGGTATAAGAAGGGCTACGACATAGCCAGCACCTCGACCAATGACATATTAACCAATTACCCATCTCTTTATCTCTACGGCGCGCTGGCTGATTCCTGCATGCTGACTAGAGAAGATCCGGCAACATTTGAGCAAAGATTCCAGGTAGCACTTGAAGAAGCTTTGCGTACAGAATCAAAAAACAAAGCGCACGCAACCATCCAAAGCGATATGGTTTCGCGTGATCGTGTAAATATCATAACCGGCGATTATTAAATGGGATTAGAGACAGGTAGTTATATCGGTGATTTGGTCGTTACGAATCCGACATCCACGGACCCTAAAAGCCAGGGTGATGATCATTTACGGTTAATCAAAACAACTCTTAAAGACAGTCTTACTGGGTTCACTGGCGGGATTATGTGCACCGGCACAGATGGCGGCGCGGCTGATGCTTATACAGTAACGCCGGCACATGCGTTGCCTGGGTATGTGTCACGCTTAACGGTCATTTTCTCACCGACAGCGGATAACGCAACCACAACGCCCACGCTTAACGTATCCGGCCTTGGCGCGGTTACGATCAAACGGATTGATGGTAGCGCTCTTGTGGGCGGAGAGCTTGTCGCTGGATCGGTATACCCTGTTATTTACAGCGGAAGCAATTTTTACCTTCTCGCGCCAACCAAGCAATATATCGATCAGCTGGCATTCAATAGCGCTTTGCCATCGTTAACCGGTAACTCGCTTAAACATTTACGCGTCAATTCTGGTGGAACTGCTGCTGAATATACCGAGATGAAAACCATCAATGGGGCATCTCTTGATGGTTCTGGTGATATTAAAACTGGGCTGGTATTGCTTGCAACTTTAACGCCAACAGCAGCCGCTAACGTTGATTTTCTCAGCACATTCAGTTCAACGTATGACAATTACCTGATTCTAGGCGAAGGATTGAATAACGGTAGCGGGACTGATTCATTGAGGTTTAGGCTGGCGAATGCCGGTGTTGTCGATACCGGATCGAATTATGTTGAATTACTCTCCGGCACAACTACATCAACAACTCTTGTTTCTTCCATAGCCATTAGCGGATCAATTATAAATACAGGCAAGGGATGCAATTTCAAAATTACCCTGAAAGACGCTAATGACGCTACAAACCTTAAAAGCTTCACATTAGATTCAATCGTGCAATCTGATGCTGTGCCTACTTACGGCACAAGGATTAGCACCGACGCATATATAGGCGGGGCGGTGAGCGGATTCCGCCTTTATTGGAACGGCGGGGCAAACTTCGCAGCACAAGGTAAAGTGCGCGTTTACGGATATCAAAACTCATGACGATAAAAGTATGTTACTGGGATTCTGAAGCAAAAGAGCAAAAAGAGCGCGATGCTACACCAGAAGAAGTGGCAGAAATTGAAGCTTTGCAAGCTATCGCAGATTCCCCAGCCAAGCAGCAAGAAATCATCAATAAAAAGATTCAGGATTTATGGAATGCGGCCGATGCGTACATTTACCAGTATATTAACGGTGTAGGGCTTTCAATTCTTGCTGCTGGTGTATTTGCTGGGCATCCAAAAGCAAAAGCCGTAGCGGCATGGTCTGACGAGGTTTGGCTTGATTATTATGACCGCAGGTCATTGGTTAGTTCTTTCGGCCCTGTAGATACTGATTACTCAAGTCATGGGCCAATACCTTACGATGTTTTGGAACTGCGCGCAGAGATCGACGCTTTATGGCAATCGTAAGAGTAAAAAATTGCGGCTCTGCTGGTGTTAATAAAGACTTATCGGCGCACGAGTTACCATTAAATGCATGGACAGATGCCAGCAATATCCGCTTTCTTGATGGATACGTTTACCAGTCTTACGGGTATGGCGAGGTATACGACTCTGCGCAGGTTATCCCATATCACATTCTCCCGGTAATAATAGGAAGCGCTCGCTATTGGCTTTATGCGTCATTAACGAAGATTTATGGTGTAACAATAACCGGCGGATCGGCGGTGCACACCAACTTAACGCGCCAGACTACCGGTGTTGATGTTAATTATGCGGCGACGGCAAATAGTTGGACGAGTACGGTGCTTGGTGGCGTTCCAATTCTTAACCCTGGTAACACGACCGATCCACCCCAACAATGGGATTTAAACACGGCCAATAATTTTGCTGCACTGAGTAACTGGCCAGCTAATTTGTACTGTAAGTCATTGCGCGCTTATAAAAACTACCTTGTGGCGCTGAATATTACCGATGGCGGCACGAATTACCCTTATATGGTGCGGTGGTCACATCCTGCTGATCCTGGTTCTGTACCTTCTTCGTGGGATACCACAGACGCGACAAAGGACGCAGGCAAGTTCGATCTATCGGAAGGTTACGACCAGATAGTCGACGGGTTGCAATTACGTGACTCACTGATTGTTTACAAAGAAGCATCAGTATGGAGGCTGGATTTTACCGGCGGTCAGTACGTTTTTAGAGCAAGCAAAGTGCTTGGCACGTCTGGCGCAATGAACCGAAATTGCATTGTCGAGATTGACGGCTATCACGTTGTCTTAACAACCAATGACATCGTGATACACGATGGATTCCAAGCCAATTCAGTGCTGGATAAAGTAACGCGCAGGTGGCTGTTCCAAAATATGGACGTTGATGAGGCTTATCGCAGCTTTGTATTCAAGAATCCATTCTTCAATGAGGTTTATATCTGCTTTGCATCGATTGGTGCTGATTATCCAGATACAGCCATAGTGTTCAATTACAAAGACCGAACAGTAAGCAAGAGAGCAATGCCTAATATTCACCATGCCAATTTTGGGCAGGTGGATAACTCTCTTTATGGTCTGTGGTCTGCTGATTCTGAGCCGTGGGATTCAGATATTTCATTGTGGGACTCTCCAGATCTTGTTCCTAATGCAGCTCGCGTTCTGGTAGGATCTAATGCGCAAAAGCTTTATATGCTGGATTCTAGCGGAAGCTATGCCGGATCCTCTCCTTCTGCATATGTGGAGCGCCGAGGAATATCCTTTGATGCGCCAGAAAAGATAAAGCTGATTAAGGGAATACGGCCAAGGATAACAGGGAATATTGGGCAGACTGTAACGATAGAAGTTGGAAGCCAAGATGATCCATATGCGGAGCCAACTTACACGACTATGACGCATATAATCGGAGAAACGGTGCGCAATAACTGTTTAGTTGCTGGAAGGTATATTTCACTCAAATTCAGTACTGGAAGCGCCTATAACTGGCGCATGGATTCATATGATATTGAAGTTGATACGGTAGGGGAATGGTGATGATTGAATTATCAAAAATGAATGTGGGAGATAGTGTTCCTTTTAGTGAAGGCTACTGGGACGAAACTAAAAGAGATTTATTTTCATTTGTTAGTGAGTTTGCTAATTCTCAGGAGCCGTGATGGCGATTCCAGATAGATAGGGTTGATGGTGAGGCGGCTCATAATTTCACCCCTAACAAGTCTAAGTACACACTTACAAGAATACGATGAGATCGTACAACACAAATTCGATATTTTATCAGCCAGGAACACCGCCTGATGACCCCAAACTGCTTCAAAGGTTCCTGCTTGAAGAATTTATTAAAATTCAAAACACGTTAAATGCTCTTATTGCTGGGCATATAGATATGACTCACGTTGCACCAACAAAACCGCGCAATGGAGATATCAGGCTTGCTGACGGCACAAACTGGAATCCAGGCAGCGGGCAGGGGTTCTATGGCTACTACAATTCAGCATGGAACAAACTTGGTTAGCGTTTTTCTTCTTAATCAGGGTGAAATTCATGCTTTCTGGCAACACATAAAAGATCACTTACAAGGCGCGCTCGATAAATCAAACTGGTCCGAACGCTATCCTATTGAAACGCTATATAGTGATTTGATATCAGGCGAGCATAAATGCTGGATTATTAGCGACTCAACGACAATACAAGGTGTTTCTATAACTCAAGATTTGGAATATCCGCTTGGTAAAAGTGTGATGGTATTTTTGCTGACTGGGGATGGTATGCATCTATGGTACGAGAAGCTTCATGAAAGCCTGGTGAGTTATGCCAAAACAAACGGGATGAAATGGATTGACGCATGCGCTAGGGAAGGCATGGGAAAGAAATACTTGAAGAATATCGGCTACAAAAACAATGCGAATCATTACGTTTTAGAGGTGAAGAATGGGTAAGAGCTTATTTGGATCAAAAACCAAGAGCAAAAATAGCTTCGCGCCGTGGTCAGAGGCGATGCCGTATTTACTTGGGCAGGATGGAACTCCAGGGGTATTTGACAATGCCGCCACCAACTTTGAAAACGGTGGATTTACGCCGGACATGGGTAATGCAGCAGATACGTACCTTTCTATGCTGTCCGATAGAGCGAGCACACCTGCCGATATATTCAAGAGCGCTCTTCCTGGATTCGGCAAAGCAAACAATGCCGGTAATGATCTTATAGATGCCGGTTACACAGTAGCAAGAGGCGCTTTTGACAGCAATTTCAATCCTGTCAAAAATGTAGATAATGCAGGGGCGGTCTTTGCGCCACAAACAAACCTGAACAGCGCAAGAGCATCGCAAGGTGTTCTTGACCCTACAAAGTCATTATTTAAGCTGCTTTCCGGCCAGCCAGACAATCCATACCTGGATAAACAAGCCGGTGCGATAACAGACCAATTGACACAGAATATGATGGGAAACGTATTGCCTGGAATACGATCAGATGCGATTGTGTCCGGTCAATATGGCGGATCTCGGCAAGGATTAGCGGAATCTAAAGCAATATCAAACCTTAACCGCGATATAGCACCTGCTTTGACCAATCTATACGGCGGGGCATACGAAAATGCGCAGAACAGGATGACCAACACAGCAAACGCATTAAATGACCAAGGGTTTATAAACTCAACGGCCAACGCTGACAGAATGTTTGGTGCTAACATGGCCAATGTCACAAACAAAATGAATACGGATCAGTTTAATGCGAATCTAGGACTGAATAACAATGCGCAGGAAATGGCCCAAAACACTACCAATCTGAACAATAGATTGCAGGGCGCAAACTTAGGAACTACGGGATTCAATTTAATGAGCGGATCGCGTGATTCATTGATGAATTTATTAAACGAAGGATCTGGAGCACAAGATAATACTTTTGCTAATTATATGAGTGCGCTTGGTCTTCCGCAGGATATGAATTGGCAAAATCTCAATAATTACGCAAATCTGATTTATCAAGGATCATCACTAGGTGGCACTTCAAAAGGCACACAAACCAGCACACCAGGATTAATTCCATCAATATTGAGAACAGCTGCTGGAGTTGGCGGGCTTGCAAGCGGGTTTAAGAATATGGGCGGAATGTCTGGACTTAAAAGCCTACTTGGTTAAGGAGATAAAATGGCATTTGATCCTACTACATTAGCTTTACTTGGCGCATCAGCCGGATTTCTTGACCCTAACGGAGGAATGATGGCCGGGTTTCAAGGTGGGTTGCAGGGATACCAGTCAGGCATGGCCGCTGAGGACATTTCAATGGTTTTAAGCTTGATCGGCATGGCAAGGACGTTGCGTTTTTCAGCGATATCAATGCCGTATTCACGCAAAGCTTTTGCATGACGGAAAAACGTAGGCCGTGATAGCGTTGTCTTGACATCGACACCCTGTAGCCATGCCGCCGCCTTGGTAGCGATACGACTCGGCAAAGTTGCCGGGTCAAATTCTTCAATGTCACATTTCACCCGGTGGAGGATTTCGGTTCGTTCCTCGAATAGTTGGATGACTTTTGCCATGTCCCATGCTCCTAAGTAAGTCAGGCCTCGATCCCTCAAATAGTCCTTTGCCGCCTTCACTTCCACACGCACCACGCCGTTTTTAAGCGCCCACTGATAGGCCGGGTTCTGGCGCATCATTTCGCGCTCTATGGCCCCTTTACAGTGGTTCATCATTTCATCGGCTTTGATATATGCCTCGACTTGGCAATAGTTGAGATTCCCCCAGACAACGGTTGACTTTCCAAAGCGCTGTTTCTTTACACGAGCAACGCTTTGGGAATCCAACCAGTTAAGAACCACTTTACCGTTACTCTCTGATCCAGTGCAATAGTTACGCGTGGCGTGAATCGTCCAAACGCGCGCACCTTGGCTATAGGTCCCATCATCATTACAAATCACGTAATCCGCTGTCTTCAAATCCTGACCACCAGTCGCCCAAACAAAGCCTTTGGTGGTCAAAACTTGGGTAAGCCGCGCCGAAGCTATCGGCTCCCCTGCTGAGAAACCCGGCAAGCACTGCGTAGCAAGGATATGATTTGCAGCTTCGACAGTACCGTACAAATCGGCATTAAAAAGATTATCCGGACGCGACCAACGGCCCGGATTGCCGCAGAGACTAATCAAGCCATCCTCAGATTTCAGTCGAATCGCCGTAGAGTGACTACCCTGAATCCATGCGTGGCGGAATTGCTCGCCGATGACTTCTTGCGACTCAACGCACTCCCCTGACCTGTTGATGTCTCCACTTTCGCGATACGCCAACGACCGTACACCGGCGATTTCACGAACAGTTCCGGATGGATGTTTTTGCGTCAAAACGATTCCGTCAATAAAGGTAGTCATGAGTTAAAAAGCAACCGTTTTAAGGTCCGTAAACGACAAATTGTCGCGAGTCCCCCTACTGTTGTAAGGGGAGGGGGCCGAACTCTGATCGGAGCCGATCACCCCATAAAACGAACCCTGCCCCCCTGACAAAATCCACGCCGAGCAGACGAAACCGGCCCGGACTTGGGCGCGGTCGTGAAAAGCGCAGACCAAACCATCACGGATCGTGACGGAGTGGTGGCAGGTGAGGCAGGAGGACATTTAGGCCGCCGGCTTGACGGACTGGACCGGAACAACCTTTTTTGCGCCGACAATGACCGACTGGAGCCGGCCAAAGCGCACGATGGAATCAATTTCGAGATCGAGTTCCAAGCCCTCGTGCGGGAAGGTGAAGCCAAATTTGCTGATGGCTTCGGGCAACATGTCCAGCTCGTTGCACTTGTAGCCGTAACCGCCTGTTTGCATGGTTGGCGAGGCCGACATATCGACCGGAGCGAGAATCACCAGCTTGGCCATGTCGTAAGGTTGGCCGCTCTTTTTTGATGTGCCCTTCATGAAGTAGGCACCGATTGCACGAACGCGCATTTTTTTACCTTTCGTCAGATTAGTTCCAAACCGGAACAGGGCGAAAGATGTTCCAAAACGGAACTGCTTGTCAAGTTCCAGTTTGGGATTAGACTGAAATCAGAACGACGGAGGATTTATGGAAAACGTGAAAAACTTGCTAGACGAAGCGAAGGAAAAAACAGGAAGCGGTACGGACTACGCACTAGCGAAAACGCTTGACCTACCACGCGCCCGAATACA